ATGGCAACAAGCCTCTGCTTTATATTTCCCACTTCGTACTTGAATCTTTTTGCCATCGGTTCTGTATTCATAAACAAATGCATAAAATCTTCCATCACTGTTGAAGTAATTCCCACCATTTTTCTTTCTCCATTCGCTCCACTTGTGAACTTCATCAAAATATTCTGCACACACATCTTCTGAGATACAGCCTTCATATTTATTTTTGTATCTAAAAGAAATTATGCCGTCTTCTGACACATCAGTCACTTCGCATATTGCACCAATATGTCTAAGTGTACCTATTCCCTTTTTCAATTTTATCTTATCGCCCTTCATCATGTCACAACACTCTCCCTTTGAAACATTGTTTTCATCTATTTATATTCTCCGAATCAAAACCGTAATCACCCAGCTTTTTATCGACTGCTCTATCAAAATCTGTAGAAAGAAATTGAAGAAATTCTTGTTTTGCTTGTATAATATTTCTCGCATCTACTCGGTAGGTTACATTTATTTTCAAAATATATCCTCCATCGCCTGTATATATAATATCCATAACATTACTCCTTTTCGGTTGTAAGAATTGCACCATCGCCATAACTCCACGACAAATTGAATGAAGTCATATTATCCGTATTAATCTTTTCGCCACGATGTATAATCGTTGGCATTTGACCCATATCACTCATTTTTTTTAGATGGTACAAGAACAATCGAATCGTATGCTTTCCCATCTTCAAACTTATTTTTGATAAGGCAATCAACTTGTTCTTCAAGCAACTTTACTCTATCTGAATCTTCTGGCTTATCCATTATAGTTTCATTAATTGTTTTTAATTGATCTCTGATGACAGTCATATCCCACCGAATATCACAAATCACTTTTCGTATACATTTAATGTTTTTAAAAAATTCCATAATATTTAGCCTCCTTATATCAACTTGTAATGAAGATAATCATTATAACTCTGAGAAAACTTGATATATGCACAATGGAGATTTTTATAAATATCTTTCTTTGCTTTATCTACACACTCATAATCATCATATATTTCAACATTATTTCCAGATACAATAAATGAGTTTTGCTTATTATCAAATATTGCATTATTAGCCGAGAATTCGATATTTATACTATTACCTTCTAAATCCTCCACCCAAATATCATTAGTATCTCCATTTAGTAAGTCCAATTCCTTGTTTTCACTTGTAAAGATAATGCCTTCTTCTGTGAATAATTGAACATCATATTGTCTTTTCCTGTCATGTGTATTTATAATATTCAAATCTTTAATAGTTTCTTCAAACTTTTCTCCCTCATTTAATTCAAGAGCAATTGCCGAAAGACAATCATAATTCAATTTAATCTTTCTTGAAAAAGAAACAACCTTGTTAATTTCAGAAAAATATTTTTTATCTATTTTATCTGTCAAATAATTTCTTACTTCATCTGCCGTCGGATATTCAAATCTAAAGTGAAAGTGAAATCTTCCTGGTCTGTTAATCATATATTCGTTCAAATTGCGATATTCATTGCAAGTTACTACAAATAATTTCTTCCCAGAACTTGTACCATCAAAGAATGACAGCATTTGTGCTTGTGGATCTACATCATCTCGACTCTTAAATGTTTTGTCAAACTCATCAAACAAAATAAGCACTTCATTTTTAATGTCATTTAGGAAATCATCAATGCCGGGAATAAAATCATCGACCAATATAACTGGAATACCATTTTCAATTGCTTTTTGTGAAAGTAGTCTTGCGAACAAAGACTTTCCAATACCTTTATCTCCACTAAGAATTACACCCAAATTCTTACGAGATTTTTCAAATCTATTCAATACTTTATTCGCCTTTTCTTCATGAACTCCGTATATCTTATCTTCCTTGATTTCCAAATCATGTTGTTTCTCTAAAAAGAAACCGGTAAATTTACTGAATCCAATTTTATATGTTTGTGCCGGCAGTTTGTCCAACACAATTAAATCCTCGCCATAAATTTGATATGTACTTCCTGTTTTTATAATTTTCATAATTTTACTCCTCTTTATTTAATATTCTCTATTTGAACTGTTTATTGTTATTTTGTCTTTAACTCTGTTTAGATATTATTTGCTCAAACATTTCATCAACAGAATCTAACAAATCATATCTTTTGTCAAACGCAGCCGTTGAACTCTTTGCAAATTTTCGTTCTACCATGTCGATATAATAGGTCATTGTACCATCGTCACCCATATAGAACTCATTCCATTCTTCGTCCGTCATTAATCTTCGCGCATTTAATTGTTCAATGGCTAAATTATCAAAACTAACAACATTAAACTTTTCAATAATATTTGAAAGATTTTCATACAACCAACTTTGTCTAATTTCAATATTATCATGGTCTATATCATAAAAATCATCACCACGTCTTAAATGTTTGTATCCCAAAATCAAAATCTTCAAATTATTATTCTCCAACGCCTGTATGTCTGATGGCTTTAACACACCATTAATTACATGAATGACTGCATTAGGATATTGTTTGATAAGTTTAATAAAGTTTTCTGTTGGAGTTACAAGTGAAACTCCCAAACCATATATGAGCTTTTCGCCTACAAGTTTCTTTATTAGCTCTTGTTTCTTCTCAAAATGAATCTGATTTACCGTCATATTTACAATGACTTTTCTATCCTTTAGTTTTTGTAAAAATGGAATTAAATCAGGATGACTTGTAGCGTCTCCACCACCAAGTGCAACTTCTTGATATGGATGTAGAGTATCAATGAATTTTTCATTCATAATATCACCGAACTTGCCATCTGTTGTACTTCCTTCATGACAGAACGGGCAGCCCATATCACAATAATTTGTTATTTTTATATCCATATTTTCTGCAAATGCAGCCTGAAACTCATCATCATTTGTTTCTCTTATTTTTGTTCCATCTTCAAATATAGCAGTTCTGAAATTTCCATTCTTGTAACTCCCTAAAATTTTCATTTTTACCTCCCAAATATCCTTCATACTTTTCATTCACTATAATGTTTTGACTCTTAATCAACCGTCATATCCGTATTTACCGAACGCAACAACTCTGTCTCCACTTTTGGTTGTATATTTATCTACGAAAGTTTCAAGTTCATAGTCGTTATTCCATTCATCATAAGTTTTTGCATCTTCATTTATAAGATCATTCTCTTTTGCATATTTTGTATAATATCTTTCTTTCGCAGTCTCTGATAATTCTGACCAATCTTTTGAATACTCATCTTTATTATCCTCATACTCTTGAGCAGCATATTCCTTATCTTTATTTGATAGTTCACTTGCTTTTACGAAGGTTTCGCCATCCTCATCGAATAGGACTTTACCATTCTTCCATTGTTCAAATTCTTCCTCACTACACATTGTTAATGAATGGGTACTTGATGAATTGGTTTCAAATACTCCACGTCTAATCTGTCTTTTCATATATTTTTATTCTCCTTATATTATTCTTTTGGATACTCATAATCAATAATATCCATATTTACCAATCCAGTTTTCTTCATATCATTCCAATAGCAAGTTTCATCACCGTCTTGAATAACTACATATTTTTTATTAGTTAAATATTCTTCTAAAGATATATTCTCTCTTTCAAGAAAACCGCTCAATATATTTTCATCAACGTAACCCGTATATGGTTCTTCAAAATAGAATCGTCCTTTATTCTCATAATAATCAATTGAATCGACTCCCCATTTTTCACCTTTTTGATTAAAATATTCATTTAATTCATCTTCTGTTTTCCCATATTCTTGCACAAATTCATCGTTGCTATAATCTGGATAATCTTTGTTATAAACAAAATCCGACCTCATAGGAATTTCGATTTTCTTTAAACCTGGAACATATTTTAATGCAATTTGCTCAAGTTTCTTATATGTATCATCATTATATTCGTCCACTAAAGACGCACAAGCATATAACCATTTATCATGAAAATTTCCTAATGCTCTAAATGGGCTTCTACCAAATTCTAAATCATCGTCCCAAGGACTCCATATCCCATCATCTCCCAAATAAAAGCCATCTAAAAATTCTTCTGGCGAATAATGTTCATCTCTTTTCATTACAGTAAGAGAGTGCATACTCGATGAATTTGTTTCAAAAACATTTCTTCTAATTTGTCTTTTCATTTTCTCTACCTCCTAGTTATCTATTCTCTGTCTGTGTAAATTGAGTTACCTCTTTTAAATCAGCCCTTGTTTTAATCATGAACATCAAGAACTGTAATAAAGCCGTCCATATTTGCACCTAATGCTTCTTTATGTTTTCTATCGAAATCCTTATCTTCAACAAAGCTTGTACCATTCCAAGACGCTCGTGCAATTGCTGTTCCGTCAGGCAAAATACATACATAACAATCCATTTCAGGTAGATTAACTATATCTTTTTGTCTTGCTCCGTCTACAAGTATATATTTATCATAAAAGCCCATATTAGCAAACCAATCTTCTTCACTATATCGGCTTCCCATACACTCTTTTAACGTAGACAACAAGCTTGACCAAAATAATCTTCCGTTTCTTTCATCACGGCTATAATAACCCCAATTATAATATTCGTTATTTCCTTTGTTCTCTGCATCAACTTTTAATTTTATTTCTGCTTTATATCTTCCACCTATTTGATAGCCATCCCATGTGAATGTAGGATAATTGACAACATGGTCTTCATTTTCTTCATCTAAATTACTATAGACATTACCTACATAATACGGATTCATAATATCTGCAATTTGGTTTTCGCTTGGTAATTCTTTGGTTAATAAATGTACACAATAATGCATTTTAGTCCTCCTAGTTCTATATTCTCCGTTTGAAATGTTTCTTTCGTATAGATGCTTGTAGCCATCTAAACAAAATTCATAATCTAAAATTGAATTATCGGGCGAACAGCCCAAGACGTAATAAATATCACATTAAATTATTCTCTGAAAAAATCAAAATGAAAGCAAAATTTCAAGCTTAAATATATACTCTTTTGCCTTTTACTTTAATGTATCTGCCTTTTGTGTTAAAATAACAATCCTTTAGAACTGTTTGTTCTATATAACCACCACTTTTATATTTTAAATAAACAGAATCACCAAAGTCTTTAACCACCGTACCATCAGGAATATCAAACGGTGTCTCTTTTATATATTTTTCAATACATTTTGAACAATACTTCACTGTTTCCAAATCAATAATTAAAACATCTTTTTTCCCTAAAGAGTGTCCACAATTTTCACAAAACAATTCTGCTTCTCGATCCGGAAATTTTGATTGCGGACATTCTTTATATTTTCTTTTACTTTTGTCCAATTTGTTTTTCGCTCTATCACATAACAAACTCATAATAATTCCTCCTACCTATCAATCTTATGCCATCATCATTCCACAACTTTCAGCCGTTTTAATACTTTCTGAACCGTCATACTCATCAATATAGAATATCGTACCTTTTGGAATCCAGGCAATTTTTAAATCGTTATAACCGCCCATCCAAACACCGTGGTATCCAATTCTTTCAAGATACATTTTCATCTTTTGAATATCAGGGTGCTCAGTTAACCAATACTCTACAATTCTTTTGTCATATGCTAATTCCTTATCACCCATAGAACTCCACCCAACTCCATAACCTGGACTATATAATACGCCCAACTCATTATTTTCATTATAATATCGTTCAACTGTATCTTTATTCTCATTGCAATATTGTTTTACAACGTCTTCTTGTTCATCAGATGAAGTTTTATGCTTATTATCACAGTTGACTAATTGTTCAGCCAATGATTTACATTCATTTTCTACAAACTCCGTTGTACGAATTTCCCCTCCCAAAGAACATAAACTACGTATTGCTTTGTATTCAGCAATCCTTTCGCTTTGTTCTGAGAAAGCTTTAAATGTGGAGTTCCAATCATCTGCATCTCCCCAATGAGTACAATCAAATCCAAACCACCACAAATCACTGCTAATAGGATATGAAGAGTTCACTCCGCCACCTGCATATGTAAGACCTCCATGGCAAGCAAAATCTGACTGACAATTCATATAATCCACATTATATAAAGGATGTCCTTTCGGAACTCCTACATAGCCACACCTATATCCTGTTGCCAAAAGCAGCACAACACATTTTAAACCTTTGTATTTAAACTCTTTTTCCACAACATAACTTTTCATAAATTCCTCCTACTCATTAGTATTTTCTTGTAAGTAGAAAATTTAATAACTACGATATTTATTTACAATACCATTTATATCTTCAATTAAATCATCTACTACATTTTTTGATACTGATAATTTATATTCTTCACAAGAATCAACATCAACACAAATATCAATTAACTCTTTGTCATAAGGTTCCCCTGTTAATTCTTCTCCATATGAAATATTATAAAGTGATACAACATGCCAATCTCCTGTTCTTCTATCCACAAAACTAAATGTCAATTCTGTATTTTCATCATAGCCAATATCATTTAGTTTATTAATTAAATCTACTACTTTCATTATACCTTCGTCCTAACTCTCTATATAAGCCTTCATTGTTTGAAATCAGGTTTTCATTCTTTTGTCTCTATAACTGTCACCGTGCCTTGAATGATTCCCAAGTTAGACGACTCTTTAAATGTATGCGTTTCTGCAACATCATCCTTTGTCATTGGACGTGTAAGATACCACAACGAATCATCTTTCCACGTTATTTCCTCTAATTTCAGATTTGGATCTAATTCAATAGTTGTAGATCCACCCCATTTTCTTGTTGTTGCTTGGCAGCCTGCCAAACTCAATGTTGCCATAATTGCCAATGCTACGCAAATTTTCTTTTTCATAAGTTTATTCTCCTTTTTATTTATTCGTCCAAAATCACTTCACAAATTATGGATTTCGGTGATTCATTTACAGGTATAAATGAATTTTTATCATCTTTTAATACTCTTGGAAATATTATTGTGCCATTAATTTCTTCTCCATTCAAATCTTTAAAAGGACAATTATGTACCTCTATTCTATATGTCCCATCACTATTTTTTATAAGAACCATTTCTTCACCATAAACATCCATAAATTATTCCCTCCATCATAGTTCAATATTGTTCCATCTTTTATTCTTCCAATACTTCCATTGAATATTATTCTGCCATATCCTTACATCGACATCTTCTACGTTTTTTAGTGATAAAATCCAATTTCGATAAATTTCTACATCCTCATTTGTCGCACCGTTTAAAAACTTCCATCTTCCTAATATATTATCAATTTTCTCCACTGCCCATTCATAATTAGTTAAAGACGCTTGTCTTTTAAATTCAGCAATATTTTCATCAACTACTTTTTTAGCTTCATCATATTTGAAATATAATTTAGGGGAAACAATTGACACATGGTCTATGTGATAATCTCGATAATCATATTTTTTTATAATACGAAAACCTTCTTTAGTTATATCTTCTTCGATTCTTCCGTGAAAAACGGTGTTGTCTTTTACTAAATAGCCCATTTCATAAGCTTCTTTGATTGATTGAGGATTATCTATTTTTAGTTTAAACTCTAATTCTTTTTTACTTAACGGATCATATGTAATATTAAAGAGTTTATCCTTGCTTGACCAACCCTTTGGAAGCTTTTTGTATCTATACTCCGATTCAAATTTATCAATTGGAATACCGTTTACCAATCTCCTTTCTCTTGGCACTAAATAATCAACTATTACAGCATCAGAAAATTGTTCGTCTACCATACCCCAATGTACGGAAAACTCATGCCCCGATCTATGACACCAATATACAACATCCCCTCGCTTAAAAGATTTTTTTAATTTTTCGCTCATTCGATTTATCCTCCTATCACTGCCCAAACTATTAGTTTTCATTAACACGTATTATTTATTCTCTTGAAAGTAATATTTAATCGGCATCTTCTCTCAACACTATATCTCTATATTCTTCACCGGAAATCTTGCCAAGCTTCATATCTACATAAGTAGCCAATTCATGAGTACGAATAAAATCACAATCCTGTAAACAATCTCGTATATCATCACAAGCTTTACTTGAATTATAACCTTGGCTTTCTCTTACAAGAGTATCACTCATTCTACGAGTTACATTGCGGTATTGTTCGATGATGTAAATTAGTTGTTCTTTGGACAACTTCCTTAATCGTCCTAAAATATCTTCCCACATATGATTATTCTCCCAATTCTAACAACTTATTAACCAAGTCTTGTAATCTTGAATTATTCGGATATTTCTTTGCCATATCTTCATAATACGTAACTGTTTTGTATTTATTGATTTCTTGCTCCAATTCCTTTTCAATTGTAGCTTTCTTTTCTGCCGTCTCTTTTAATCTTTTTTCTTCTATATGTCTTTTGTTATACGCATCCATATTCACAACACCAATAACTTGTCCAACTATTTCTTTATCACAGTCTTCAATAGGAAAAACACGTTTAATTTCTCCAAGTACCCTTGCATTTTCATTTCCCCATCCATTCACAACAACCAACCATGAATCACATATTAGCTTTGCTTCGTCATCATACAATGCAACTGCATAATCATCGCATGCATAATCGTCAAACAAATTAACAATTGCCACTTTATTAAAATCTTTCATATTGTACCTCCATAAATTGTACTTTTAAATTAAATTATTGAAATATCATTTTTCTATAATTGCAATTATGACATATAATACGATCAGTATTACAAATACTGTGAGCAATATGCTGTCCAGCACTTTCCTCACCCCCTTTGTCTTGAAATTAAGCTTTAATCGGATATTTCAATTTTCTCTCCAACATATTTCTGAACATATTCTTGAACATTCTCAGGATACGAATCTACGACATAATCCGTATCAATTGTTATCTTCGTGATAATATTCTCCGCTTTGTCCAAAAATATATTGCCAACCGTACCACCTGGAATTCGTATGTACAAAAGTCTTTGTTTCATATCCGCTTCAGTTGCCAATATATAATGTCCATATTCATATTCGTCAATCATTTTCTTATCAAAACCAGCCAAATCATCAAGTTCTTTGGTTAGCTCACAATGATATTCATGAGAAAGATATTCGTTTAATTCTAAATAACAATCATATCTATGAGTTAGTTTCATATCATTTCCGCCTCCAATTTTTCTATCGTGATTTTATACTTTTCGCAATCTTTTGTTTCAGTGCGTAACAATTCATCTATAGCCAATACAACTATAGATGAATATGGAGTCTTATCAGTTTCAAATAACCATGTATCACTATATTCTCCAACGTATCCAATAAATTCTTTCTTTTCTCCTATGTTCATTTTAATTCTCCTTATTATATTGATCCCATGCATCTAACACTGTAAGAAACATCTCGCCTTTTTCAGTCAACCAGCAACCTCCGATACTGCTACCATGCTCCGTAAAGCCACGGTCGTCCAAAATGTATGCCATGAATTGTAATAAGCCCCACTGTATATCATCTTGATCATCTATATTCAATTCTGTCTTATATCTTTGTTGCACTTCATCATAATCACACTTGTTGTCCTTCCAATCTTTTCGAATATGAAGATATTTGCGTATGACATCTAATGTGTCATTAGGACAACCGCAACCGCACAATCTTAATACGTCATATGAATAATAGTCTATTAATGGGTCGATTAGAGATTCTTCATACCATTCTTCTCTATTACCAACTATAACCTCATTCTCCAAGGAAAGATTAGATTCTTTTTTTATAATCTTTTCTGCAATTTCACTCAATAACATATTTTGTTTTCACCCTTTCATATATTGCTTAATTTCTTCATTCGTTGCAATCTTCACTTCACTAAGCAAATATTCTCCACACCAACTTTCTTTATAACCCGAAACCATAACCACATCTTCTTCATCCTCCTCTGTTACGCATTGATAACAAGCTACTGTACCCAATCTCTTTGTATTTCCTACTTGAACAACAACAAATGTTCCTGTATTGATTGGGAATGTTTTTGTAAAACTCATAATGATACTTCCTTTCGTGGATATTCCCCTATGGATACCAAATACAAAATATATAAACAATCAGCCACATCGTGTATTTTTTCAATGAGATCTCCATGAGATGAATATATCTCAAAATTATCGACATCCATAATGCGTACAGTCAGGTATGAATGTGTTGATCCTTTATAATTATAAACACAGTCAATTTTTATTTCTTCCATAATAGAAATTCTCCGTTAAAAACAATAATTTAACTCTATAATTAATCAACCAACATTAATCAACGTATCTTTTCAATCCTGTTGAAAAATACGGAATTGGCATTCTTTTAAATTGATACTTCTTTACTCTTTCATCTATTATATTTTTAATATCTGTATTATCAATTTCACCTGTTCTAATATACTTGTCCATTACAGAATACTTAAATCCTAGAGCGTCTTTATCTGTACTTCCACACAAGCCATCGGACGGAACTTTTTCAATTAATTCTTTTGGTAATCCAAGTTCAAAACCAATAGCTTTAACTTCTTCAACCGTCAAATCACTCAATGGTGAAAAATCTCCAACAGCGTCTCCCCATCTGGTTTCCCAAGATAAAAGAGTTTCTGAAAGGTTACAAGTATTTGCCACTCGTCCATTAATGGTTTGAGACACAGCATAAAGTGTAGCCATTCTAATTCTCGCCGGCAGATTCGTAGATGTTTGTTTCGACCATTGATTGTTCAACTTTGGTTTTACTTCATTTGTCAATGTGGAAATCGTATCGCCAATATTTACAATGCAATTATTGATATCTAAATGTCTAACAAGCTTATAAGAAAAATCAATGTCTGACTGCTCACCTTGTGGCATAAGAACTCCAAATACCCTATCCTTTCCAAGAGCTTCAACACATAATGCGGCTACAACAGAAGAATCTTTACCGCCCGAAATGCCTACCACTGCACAACATCCCTTACCATTCTCATTAAACCAATCCTTAATCCACTGTACAATCTCATTCTTTACTTTCTTTGCATCAAAATTATTCATGTGTAATCTCTCCCTTTTCGATTTTCTCAATTAATGTCAATAGTTCATAATATACCTGAATTAGTCCTCCTCTATCATCAATATAAACATTGGCATAAATTTTTCTTCCTGAAAATGCAACCGAAGCATCACAATTAATACCTCTATATTTAATGTGATTATCATTCAGATATTTTTCAATCATCTCATATTTATCTTCGCCATTGCCAGTAAAGATAATTACTTCTGAATAGTTCTCCCATCTTTGCAAAAGGTGAATAACATTTTCATATGTTCTACCCTTTTTATGAAAATCATAAATTGTATCATCAAAATCTACACAAAAGATGAGCTTTCCATATTTCTTAAACTCTTCTTCTAGTCTATTATAAGAATTATTAGCTTGAAGATAAAAATCCATTTTATTTTCCTCCGTACATTCTATTTCTGATATCCATAAAGGAATCCTCTCTTATCAATTCTCCATTTTTAAATACAGTAGTAAGCAAACTGTCATCACTCATTTCAAGTAATTGGTCTTGACATTTTAATTCGCCGTCTTCATAATAAACTTTACAACAACCTTTATGAGATTTCTTTAGATGACTTGTATCTGTCTTTGGGTCTTTGAAAATCATTAATTTCTTACCATCAATTACTCCATAAGTTGCTTTCATAGCAATTCCAAAAGTATCTCTCGTAGCAACTATCATCTTTCCATTCTCCATAATTGCCGTAAAACAAAAAGCTCCTACACCATAAGCAATATTATTGGCTGCAAATCCACGTTTCTCCAACTCTCTCCAAATTGTTTCTACATTAGAAAGGGTACAGCCATCACCGTAAATGATTCCTATATGAGGGTTTAACTCTTTATATCCTTTACTATTTATAGAGCCACCAAAGATATCCCATAGTCTTTCAACTGTTTTAACTGAAATTTCTACAATATCACCACTATCAGGACGAACCAGAAGTTTACCATTATGATTCATAATTTCTTCTTTACATTGCGGAAGAATATTATTTATCATATTCCAATAATCATATGTATCTGAGACCATACTAAATGATGTATTTGGATAAAGTTCAGTCAAAAGTCTCTTCACGAATGTAATTTCATCTCCGTCAATAGAGAAATTCGCACCCATAACAGAATGTTCTGTCGATACAGCACCTAATCCAATTCCGTTCTTTTTACAATCAGCATTATAATATTTATCAATATAGTTAATCGCCGGAATTGTTGATGTTTTATTAAACGAAAGCAACCACGAAGCTGAACATCTTACAGCTTCATCCATACAAGACATTCCTCTCATACCAAAGTCCGCACAAGCCATGTCTCCCGACAATCCATCAGTTGTTTTATCGTACCAATAATCCGCAATCTCACGATACATATGACCGATTGTTGCATGGCAACAAGGTTTCCATAGTTCAACCTGTAGGATACATTCAATCCACTGTACAAGCCAAGCAAAATCATCATTTGTATTTGTAATCTCAATGCATGGAACTCCCATTGGTACAAGTGTTCCTTCTGACAAAGCTCTTATCTCTAGTGGTAAATATCCTAATTTATGTAATTGAACAATCTTGTCTAAATCATAATTGTCCTTACCAATCTGTATATCCATTGAATCAGTGTAAAGAGACACCATCTCATCTTCCGTCAAATCAAAGAAATTTTCTTGGAAATATCCCATTAAATATTCTTTGATAAATGCCTGTAATCCGAAGAAAACCATTTTGTTTCTGTTCTCCAACATTGATCTTCGAGGCACCCAATACGATACTAACTTAGTTAATCCTTTTGGATACATTCGCGAGTGGCACTGTTTATAAGTGTCTGATAGTAGCAACGCCATTGTATTATTCATAATTCTTCGACCTCCATAACTGTT